TTCAAGGTAAGCATACGAAATGCACCTTTAATAAGTTGTGATTTGGTCATATCACGAACTTCTTTATCATTTAGAGCATCATTAATTTCTTTACTGGTAGAAAGCATACCCAAAGAGTCTAGCACAAACATACAAGGATTGCGTTCTCCCTCAGGTTTTTTCATATACATATCTACTGCTTTGAGTGCTGTCCCACGAAACTCTTCAACAGTCACTACATTTACTACGACAATACGAGAAGTATCTAATCCTCTTGACTCTAGAAGGGATTTAGTGATAGCAGCCTCAGTGTCAAAGTAGAGACAGTAACCATCGGGATGAGTATCAAGAAAGTTCTTAACCACTGCGAGAGAGAAAAAAGTCTTTCCAGTAGAAGACTCTCCAGCAATAGCAGTAATCTTATTCCCAGATACACCGCCAAATATGCTACCTGAAACCAGTGCATTAAAAATGTATGAACCCGTATCAACATAAGTTTCTGTCTCGTCAATATCTGATGCTAACCTAGTATAGTCATCACCAATTTCTTTTACAATATCTTTAAGAAAGTCCATCAGGAAAAAAATGAATCAAGGTTTACTGTTTTTTCTACGTTCCATCCAATAGCATCAAGAATGATTTTCAAAGGTTCTACAAACGCCTTTTCAAATTGTAGGTCATAGTCAATGTACTTGTCAAGACCAAGTTCCTTCGGAAAATCTTGGATGAAGGAAATCACGTTTTCATGAATGATATTTGGTTTTTTCAAGAAAATGAACTTAACCTTTTCACCATTCTGAATAAGTGAATATTTATTTGTTAGGTTTGCTCTCTTAATATAGTGATTAAATAAGAGTGCTCCACGAACATGAATTGGAGTTTTTGATGCGTAGATATTAGAACTTGAAGAATATTTCTGCACATCAGATGCAGATCTGGGAAAGGCAACTTGCTCTGGTGGCAATTTTTTAAATTCAATTCTACTTCTTTCGATGAAGTCGATTACATTATCTTCAGATCCAGTCATCACAATTTTAAGCGCATCTTTGATCATCTTGCGGCAGGGTGCTGGAGTAGAAGATTTGATTGCCTCAATACCCATAATCTTGAGTTTTGGTTCAGTATAACGAACACCCTCACTATCCCACACATTAAGAATGTACCGTTTCTTAGCAGTCCAGATTCCACGGTCAGCAATGTTTTCTCTTTTCATGATCATCTTCTGATCATATGCATTTACATAGTCAGCCAATTCTTGGTAAGAACTTTCAATATACTTTTCAAGTTCCATTTGACAGATCTTATCAAGGAACGAAACAATGCCTTCAGTAGTTTTCTCTCTTCCTTTGTATACACATTCAACCAAAGGACCCATATTAAGGTAAATAGAATCAGTATCCGAAGCAATAACATAATCAACTCCCTCAGTTTTAAGAACCTTATTCAGATATGTATTCATTTTTCCCTCAATCCATCGGATTGCAACCTGCCCAGAAAGGGTAATTGCTTCAGCATTTGCAAGTTTATAATACCTAAAATACTGATTGCCGATAGCACCATAAGCAGAGTTCAATGAAATTTTCTTTGCCATCTGGATATTATTACAACGGGCAATTTCCTTTTCAAGTTCTTTTGTTGGAGTTTTTTCATATTGTTTTTTTGCTTCGATCATCTTCTTCTTAAAGATGACACGTTCATTATACATTTTCTCCATGAGTTCTGGAAGCATTCCCCGAAAGTCTTTTCGATACATTGCTCCATTAGCACAAACAGCACTATCTTTATAGAGTTCAAAACTAATTTCTTGATTAAGAATTTTATCTACAGAAATTGTGGGATGCTTGTCCTCAAGAAGAGTCTCTGGAGAAATGTTATACATCATGATGAGATGTGGATATAGAGAGTTAAGGTCAAAGTTGACTACCCAATCATAAACTCCAGGAATCGGTTCTTTGACATAAGCCCCCGCATACTTCTCATCCTTTGCACTCCTCTCTTTGGGAGGAATGACAATGTTTCTTTTTTTCAAGTATGTGTAGATAATATTATCCCACATACGCACTTGATAGAATACATCAGCATAATTTACCTTGGCATCATATGCCATAGTAATTGCAAGTTCGATTAGTTTCATCTTGTCTTCCAATCGGTCAACAAGTTCCACGTCAACGATGTTGTACTCAACAAACTTCTGCCAATTTTTTGTATAAAACTCTTTGAAAGTATCAAACTCAGAGTGGTCTAGTTTTTTCTGACCTAGTTCCACTTCTGCAATATGATCCAATCGATACGATTCCTGTGCTTTATAAGTAAACTTTTTGTAAAGATCAAGATAATCGAGTTGAGTTATTCCACCAGTATCATAATAAATTTGCTTTCGACCATTTATAAAGATCTCATTTTCTGTCACAAGTCCCCAAGGAGAAAAACGTTTCATTTGTTTTTCATTCAGAACCCTATTCAGTCTACGGCAAATGTATGGAATATCGTAAAACTGAATATTCCACCCAGTAATCACTTCTGGAATATTCGCATCCCAATAATCAATAAACCTTTGCAGCAAAAGTTGCTCAGTTCCACATTCAATGTATTTTACATTAGATTGTTTATTGTTGAATGAATGAATACCCCAGGTAATAATATTTTTAGTTGAATAATCTTGAATTGTAATTGCAAGGATTTCTTCAGATGCAGATTCAGTATCAGGGAACCCATTTTCCGAAGCAACCTCAATATCAAGAGTTACCAATTTAATCTTAGAAATATCAAACTTAATCTCATCTTCAGGATACTTATCAGATATGTATTGAGATACATATCTGTCATTTCCATAGATTTTAAATCCATCGACATTATCGTACTTTTTATAAAACTCCCTACAATCTCTTACAGATCCTGGGCGAATTGGCTCTACATTATCACCTTCAAGAGTTTTATATTTTGATTCTTTTTTAGATGGAACAAAGAGTGTTGGAGAATACTCTTCTTTGAACATTACGTGTTTACCATTTTCATAACCACGAACGAGAAATTGATTCCCGATCATTTGCACATTGGTATAGAATCTCATTTAATCAAGTTCTCGTATTTTTTAAGCAGTGAAGACTTGGGATCTACTAGTGTGATAATTTTATCAGACTGAATCATGAATATATTCAGATCTGTATATTCATAAAGAAATGGTTCCAATAACCCATCTTTGCTAACCACATATGGATTGATCAGTTTACAATCTGGTTCTCCAATATCGGCACCCACTTCTTCAATTTGACTGATCAAGATCAGATTGTTCGTCAAGGCTAAAATTTTGATCATTTTTTAACACATCCCTTTTATACATTTTTTCAAGAGTTTCGATTGGATCTACGATAGTAACTACCCAATCGACAGTAATTGGAACTTTAGTTGTTTTGGATAGTGGAAGCCAAGGAAAAAGACTAATCTGAAATGATTTATCACCATCTTCCCCATTTTTCCTAATTTTTACAGAACAAGGTTTGTTGAAAAAATACCCAACTACCTTTTCTTCAATAACCATTTCTTGAATATCTGCAATAACATCCTCTCCAGATTTCAAGATGGCAAGTTTTATCGACATAATAATCCAACATCTCCATTTATTTTAGCAAGAAAAAAGAGGGGAGTCAACTGGATTGTGCCAGTATCCCCTCTGCGCCGACGATATTCAGTTGTATTTATAGATAATCTTTACGTTGATGATGCTCAGGAATGATTTTCTTTAGTTCTATTCTGAGGAGTCCGTCTTCGAAAGTGACATTGGATACTTCCGTATCATCGGATAAAGTCCACGCTCGTTTAAAACTTCTTTGAGCCAATCCCTTGTGGATAAACGTCCTGTCCGACTCTGTATCTGATTTTTGTCCTTCGACAAAAAGTTTTCCATACTCTGTGTACGCATGAACTTCCTCCTTTTTAAAACCAGCAAGAGCAATTTCAAGATGAGATTCTACACTACTTATCTGAACAAGATTGTATGGTGGATAATTTGATGTAGTTTCGTGAACATTAAAGATTCGATCTAGATATTCATCCATACCAATGCTATTGCGAGTAATCTTATCCAGAAGAGTGGGAAGATCCGCGGCAGTATACCTTGTGAGGTTAGTCATTATTGTAGCTCCTTTAAAAGCGAGTTTGTTTTTTGTGGATCCTTACGGCATCCAGTACTAATTATACAATGAACATAAAAAAAGGGAGTGTTGAACTCCCTACAAAATCATTCGGTTTCCTGAACCTTTCCCTTCTTACCAATATTGTATTTTTGTTCCAGAATCCAATCTCCTTTATCCTTATATGCAAGGACTTTAATTTGATTCAATGGTGCAATATCAGCAATAGAATCTTCTTTTACGATTGTAATAAGTCCCCAATCCGCAAGCAATCGAGCAATACGATTCCTACGTTGTACATCATTCACAGTAAGGTTTGCATGTTTCCCATCAAGAGCAAATAATTCCTTAAAGTGAACAAGATAGTATCTACCTTGCTTATGAAGGATATGGCATGATTGGTAGAGTTTTTTCTCCTTTCTCGATGCAACTCCAATACGTGTCAAAGTTTCACGAACTTTTAGAAAATCGTCAGGTTCATTCAAAACGACCTCCACCATAATATTGGGAGACCAGTTTACTTGTGGTTCAATTGTTTGAGTAGTCATTTCGTTCCGCCAGTTTCAAGTCGTTGTTTAATAAAATTAAGTTGTTCTTTATTTAGAATCTTCAAAGCTTGAGATGCCTTTTCATTACTATAACCATAGTATTGCTTAACGCATTCTAAATCTTTGACTTTATCCTTTCGGAGCCAGGGAGAAAATCTCTTCCGTTTCCTAATAGTATTTAGATAAAAAGAATATTGCATATCTTTGGAGAGATGTGCATTCATATTCATCTCGTTAGCAAATAGAATACAATCAATATGTCCAGATAAACAACGATTAACAATGAATGGGGGGTAAGAACTGATATCCTCACCCAGATCTTCCTTTGTAAAGTTAATGGAATTCAACCAATCTTTAAGTTCAGGCATAAAGAAAACTCTCCAAAGGATTACTTTTTACGACTGGATAATTGGTTACAAGAAGTTCTGTCTTTACATTCTCATCCGTCCCCTTATCACCACGATGTGCCATTGAATAACGAAGTTTCCAATACGTTAACTCATAGTCTTTATAAAGTTCCAAAAGTCTTTCATTTACATTATACGTGATCATAAACTTGTGCGGACACTTATAAACATTTTCCGCAAATACATCATGATCAAATCCTTTGTGCATCTCACGATTCTTTCCATAAAGAAAATCCTTAATATCATATGGAGGATCAAGAAAAACAAATACATCTTCTCCAGGAGCATTCATCACTTCGGAGTAATCGATATTTGTAATCTTCCAGTTCTTCATCAACTTGGAATATGCTTTCAATTTCTCAATGCCAACAAAGGAAAAATTGGAACGAGAAGCAGTTACTGAGAATGTACTATTCTCAGTCAACCCCGAGAAACTACATTTATTCAGAATAAAGAAACTTGCCGCTCGTTCAAGTCCTTCCTGAGTATTGATGTCTACACGAGTTTGGTTGAACAGTTCTTTATGAGCAGCATCTTTTTCATCTTGAGTTCCAAAGTCAGATGCTTTAGTTTTAATCTCCTTCAATCGTTCAGAAAGTTCTTCACCATTATCACGAAGTTGAACCCAAAAGTTGTAGAGAGGAACATAAAGATCATTAATCCAAATTGGAACATCTGGATATGCTTGGGTTGTATAAAAGGCAACAGAACCACCCCCAATAAAAGGTTCCCGATACTCTTTAAAGTTTTCGGGATACCAAGGAGCAAGAGTTTTAGTTGCTTTGGACTTACCTCCAGGATATCTAAGACAAGTCTTCAATGGAAAAGTTCTTACTTTCATTTCGTAATACACCTCACAGAAATTTCAGCAGACCTAGTTGCATCTGCCATTTCTCTGTAACCAGCACCAACATAGATTTGTCCACTGACTACAGCAACTGCCATTATGCCCCAAAAAACATAATACCATCTAGTCTTTACTTGATGTAGTTGTTTCTTTTTCATAATCATAGAACCAACTTTTTAGAAGGTTTTTGGATTACCGAAAACATTTGCTCATATTGCTCCACAATTTGCTCTTGCGGTTCCGTAATATAAACAATATATTTTTTAGTTACTTCCAGATCAATACCCCTTTCTTTCAAAAGAGGAGACCAAGGAGCAAATCCCATTTGTCCCTGACCAGCAGGAATAGCAACAATGGGATTGCGAATAATAATATGATCAGTAAGATCACCAACAAGGTCTGCAATTACGTCTTCACCAGACCACATGCGAATAAGTTTTACATTCATTTAAAGTTACACTCACACATAATTTCAGTTAAGGCTGCCAAAAGATTTATTTCTTGGTCGGCAACAAATGCAATCTGGTACTGATACTTAGCAATAATAAGCACAGCAGCAGGAATACTAGAGTTTTCAAGGGATGTAGTAAGAGCATCGTAAATACGACGCAATAATACACCAGAATCGTTGTCCAAATTATTGACGACCCATTTGCGAACCTCGGGAAAATTCTTTTCTTTAAGATTTTTAATGAGATCATTTACAGAAACATCAGAGAACGATGCAAGAATACCAGAGTCAATTTTACCACCAGTAGAGTATCTTTGACACTCATTTAAAACTCTTCGGAAGTCTGGGAAGTGTTTTGA